AGGCGCGACTGCAAAAGATCGCCGACGAAGTGGCTGCCCGCGATCGCGCCGAATGGGAAAAGCAGCAAGCCGCGCTGCCCAAGGATGAGCCGCCCCCGCCGCCCCCGAAGCCGCCAGAGCCGGTCAAGGTCAAGAGCGGCGGCGCGCAAGGCAAGGCCGTGCACCTGCGCACCTACAAGGTCGCGACCATCACCGACTACGACAAGGCGTTGGTGGCGCTCAAAGATCATCCCGAATTGCGTGAGCTGGTGCAGAAGCTCGCCGACCGCGCCTGCAAGGCTGATATCCCGCTTGATGGTGTCAAATACTCGACCGAACAGAGGGCAGCATAATGGACAAGTACCTAGAGCGCGAAGAGGACATGCTTACCGAACAGCTAAATCGCGGTCACATCACGGATCAGGAATACAACCGGCTGATGCGCGAGTTACACAGAGATTATGCGGACCAGGCGCGAGACGCAGCCCGCGAAGCGGCTGAAGAAGCCTACGCCCGCGAACTTGACAGGTGGTGAGATGAGCAACGTCGCAACACTACGTTCCGGCAGCAAGCCCATGGGCATCGTGCCGCAGAGCTTCGAGGATGTTCAGCGCCTAGCCACCATGGCTGTAGCGAGCGGCCTATGGAAGGGTGACCGCAAGGATACCGACCAGCAAAAGCACGCCAAGGCCACCATGGCGATCATGCAGGGCTTGGAGTGCGGCGTGCCGCCAATGCAAGCGGTGCAAAGTATTGCGGTCATCAACGGCCGTTGCGTGATGTACGGCGATCTGCTGACGGCGCTGCTGTGGGCGAACGGCTTTGATGTCGAGCAGACCATAGCCGGTAACGGGGATCAGCGCACGGCGACGTGCACGATCACGCGGCCGAACGGCAAGAAGATCGTGCGCACATTCTCGCGGGCAGATGCCAAGAAAGCGCGGCTGTTCGACGATCGCCCTACCGTCAAGAAACAGTGGGACGGCAAGTGGGAAGAAAAGCCGAACGACAGCCCTTGGTTCAAGTACGAGGATCGCATGCTCGGCTGGCGTGCGCTCGGCAACGCTATGAAGGACGGCGCATCGGACGTGACGCACGGGCTCATGCTGCGAGAGGAAGTCGAGGACTATTCAAACATGGTCGACGTGACGCCGAAGCCGGTGAAGTCGCTGGCGCTCGACCTGCCTGACATACCCGATCCAGCCGCCGAAGCGGTTGACGGACCCAACGATGATACGGCCAACGCCCGCAACGACATCGCCACTGCGATCAATACCGAGATGCTGGCGCATCTGCGTGAGGTCTACCCTGATGCCGATTGGGAAAACCTCGCAGCGGAATACGACGCCAAGCTCGAATCGCTCCAGGCGGCGACCGCATGACCATCCTCGATCTGATGGCCAAGGCCGAGCGATTGCAGATCGAATTGCACGAGACACAGCGCGCGATCTGCGAGGCGGTCCAGGCGATGGCGTGTGACAGCGCGGCACTGGCGCTGACGAGTGCCGCCAAGGCGTTACGGAAGGCAGCGGCAGCCGAGGGCATCAGCCCCTCGACGCGCACCGAAATTCGATCGGCGAAACGGATGGCCGAGGCGACGCTGGGGTGGGAAGCGATATGAACTCCGACCCCGAACTAATCCAGATTGCTTTGCTGATGGCCGCAGCCGGCCACGACTTCGTACAGATTTCCAAGAGCACAGGGCTCACCTATCAGGAGGCATATGAGATATGGCAAAAGATCCAGGCGCCCAGGGCTGGGGCGGAAAACTCAGCACCGTCCTCGAAGGTCTGAAAGTCCCGAACACGGTCACCACGCAGCCGTCGGACAACGTCATCCCGATGGACCGGACACCGCTCGACAAGATCGAAAAACACATTCGCGAGTTGATGAATTCCCGGGTCAACTGCGAGGCACACTTCGCCCGGCTGCAAGCCGAGCACGAGGAAGTCTGCTCCCACCTGCGCAGGTGGCAGGCGACGATGTCGGAGCGCATGAAGGAACTCGGCATCAAGTGCGAGATCGTCGAGCCCTCCAGGGAGGGCGAGTGATGAGTAGGAAGAAGCGCAAGGCCGCCAAGCTTCTTGGCACCGCAGAGGCTAACAAACGGCGTGATGATGCTCAAGTGCGAGGCGATACCGAGCCGGACTGGTCGCACGAGTGCGAGGTTTGCGGCCAGCGCCCGATTGTCCCTGTGACGGGGTTGTGTGGTCCATGCACGTTCGGCGAGGCTGAGACAATCGGGGGCAATTGGTGATGACCGAACTCATCGTACCGATTGCCTGTGTCGCTTGCGGCATGTGGATCGCGTGGGTTGTTCTCGGGATGGCCGGGTTATGAGCGAGAAACGCAGCATATTCGAAACGCAGTTGGCCGGCGAGATCGGCCAACGCATTCGCCGCATGATCCGGCAGGGGTATTCCAACGATCGAATTGCCGAGCTGACCGGCTGCAACGTCGGCGATGTGATGTACGTGCGAACTCTGAGGGACTGGTGATGCCGCGCTGTCCGCGATGTTCGTTGAAATGGGGGCAGAGCGAGGAAGAGCGCGGACTGCTGTTCGCGGTGATCGGCCTCGCGTTTGAGAACTGGCCGCACAGCCACAAGTTTCAGCCGATGGACGCGGAGCACCTGCGGGCGTGGCTGGCGATCGAGGTCGGCCACTACGATGCTCTGACCGTCGAGCGCTTGGACGGCGAGCGCCTCGACGACATTGTCGCAATGGGCAAGTTCTTCTGCGGCGGCCGAAAGGATTTTCGCCTTGTCGGTGTCGGCGGCGGGCTCGAATTGCGCCGGCCGCGCACCATGAAAAAGGCGCTGCCGATCAAGGAATTCCGGCCGATGGCAGCGAAAATCTATGAGCTGATCGAGGCGGCCACCGGCATCACGCCGGAGAGCTACAAGGCAAACCGGGAGGCAGCAGCGTGACCTATCTAGGCGAGAAGAAGCTGGCCAATTTCCGCGACCGCGCACCGAGGCCGAAGCACAACTCAAAGGCGTACAAGCTGCGCCCCGGCATGAGTGTCGACCATCTCACTCGGATTCGCAACCTCGCCTGCTGTGTGTGCGGCAAGGCGGGCGGCGAGGCGCATCACCTGAAGGCCGGGACCGGCGAGCGCGGCATGGGGCTGAGATCCACCGACAAGTGGGCGGTGCCGATGTGCCATGCCTGCCATATGGAAGTCGAGCGCGTCGGCAGCAGGAACGAACAGGCGTGGTTTTCGGTGCGAGGAATTTACGCCTCGCTTCTCGCGATGGATCTGTGGGGCAATACCGGGGATCTCAGACGCATGGAACGGGTACTAGTGGCGCATCGGGAGTTGGGCAAGTCATGAGCGATATTGTGGACGATCTGCGGGATTTGTACGTACAGGCGACCACTGATCGATCGCATTATTACGTGGCGTACACCACATTTCGCGCGCTCAATGAGATCGAGCTTTTGCGCAAGGCGCACATCTCAGCGCTGGCCGCTGTAACCGACGCGGAACGTCGGGTTGTAGCCGAGCGCGAGGCGTGCGCAAAGATCGCCGAGAAGTGGATGAGTGACGACAACCCGGTTGCGGACGTCGCTGTCACAATCGCTGACGAGATCCGCGATCGAGGTGAGTCATGAGCGCGCCCGCCGATACCCTGATCATCCCCACCGATCGCGGCCCGCTGCTGCTCAACCCCACGCCGGTCCTGCGCTGGTACATCGTACGTCCTCGCTGGCGTCGGGCGCAGCCACCGAAGCTGCAACAGTTATGGCGCGAGCGGGACACCGGCAACCCCTACTGGCGGGACGTGCCGACCGAAGTGGGGCGGTAGCCCTCCTATCTATTTTCGCTTCGCAACGTCTATCGCGTCCCGCACCGCATACAGGTCCTGAAGCCCTGGAACGGTTGGGCTTCCCGGCCCAAGTTGCTTTCGCCCTTCGGGCGACCGCGTCCAGTCCAGTCGAGCGGCGATGAGGCGGTCAACGTAGTCGCTCACTCGGTCGAGCCTCTTACCCATCCGTGATGCTCATCTCAAGTTGCTTCTTTCGCGAGTTGCGCGAGGCGTTTGTGCGCTCCGGTCTCTGCGGCACGCTCGTCCCAAAGCCGCGCTGCGCTCGCGAATGATCCGGTCGTCTCGGTGCGGTAGCTGCATCGACAGCACTCCAGCGAGTGGCCGTCGAAATGCTTCCGCTCCGTCTTGATGCGTTTCGGCGGAGCGGAGTAATTGCACACTGGGCAGTAGCGATGCGTTGCGGCCATCTGTGAGCCTCCTATCGAGTTGCGCCGCAGTCGCACGGGCTAGGTGCTTGTGCTGGCGAATTGTGATGGGCGCAGTCGGACGCATGATCTCCGGGCTCGATCACCGCAAGCAGCAGCGACATAATCTCATTCGCATCACCCTCACCCTCCCGTTGCGTTTCGAGTTTGGCTTTTATCTTTGAGCAGAGTTCGTCAATGGTCATCACAGTCCCCCTAATTGTAAATGACCGGGGTTCTTCCACCCGCCCCGGTCTCCGGGCTCGTATGCGATGGCCTGTAGGCCTCAGGTTGCCCCATCGCCGGGAATGCTCCTTTTCACATCTTTGGAAATCGATAGACGCCGGCATGCTTGCCGATGCTCAACCCACTGCAACGCTCATCGACAATCCACGCACGACCAGCACGACTGACCGACTTCAACTTTGACACCTCGCGCTCGATATCAGCCACCGACTTCCGCTTGCGGAGAATATTGTCAAAGATCGAAGGCTTGATGACATACTCTGTCATGAAGTCGGCGATCGTCAGCGTGCGCATCTGATCTGCTGTTGGCGTGGCCATCGCAGATGCTCCTATCTATTGTCCGGCCGCAGCCAGATGCAAACGTCTCTCACACCTACGCTGAACTGCCGGGAGTCAATTTCGTACTCCACCACGTTGACGAAGTAGTGCCCAAGCGGTTTAAGCCAAACTTGGTCGCCAACGCGCGGGACATGATCCAGCACCACACATGCGATCGGGTCAGCACCGTCGCGCGCTTCATCATCGTTGCCGGTGCCATCGTAAAATTCGACCTTGGCAACCATTCCGCACGGCTCCTATGTTGGACTAAGCAGCGCTCATGCGTCGAAAGTCGGCGTCGCTCACTGCGCTAACCACGACCTTGGTGCCGAGGTTATCATGCCCATGAGGCACATTCTCGCGTAGCAGCCAGTCGCCCGGCTTCAGGTAGACTGGGCGGTACCCGCGACCGTAGTTGCCGTCAATATCGCGGTATTCGATACGGCGGGGGATTGGATTGGGGAACTGTTCTGCGGCGCAGTAGTCATGCCATAGCGCCAGCATTTCCTGGTCACTGCCATCCACGTATTCCGGGCGCCAGTTGCGCTGAACGCTTTGTTCGGACTTCACAGACCACGTCGCGAACGGCAGCATCTTGCGCGCGTACCGCTCCCCGTCTTTCGGATCATATACGCAAAGCCCATCGAACGGACCGCACGCCTTGTCCGGGTCAGCCGGCACAGGATCGCGAGCAACCCCAACCCAATGTCGCGGTCGCAACTCGGCGTAGGTGAAATAGATCAATGATCGGTCGGCAGACCAACATATTTCAGGCAGACAATTGAATGTGCCTCCCGGCAGCGGGCCGCCCTCCACCCACTGCTCGGCGTCGAGCTTCCGCGTGATCGTGATTTCTTGCATGCTTGGCGCTCCTTTTAAGCAGCAACCTTCGCAGCGGCTGCTATCGGTTCAAGTTCAGTCCACACCGCGCCGACCATCTCGTGTTCGAGTGGACGCCAGCCGTTGATACCCTCCCAAACGCCACCGCCCCAACCGCTCCACCGCATGATGTAGAGACCACGCGTTTGCAGAACTTTCTCAAAGCCAGGAATATAAAACAGGATGCCTTGGCTGTCTTTCGGCGCCTCGGAGAGTGGTCGCCATCTGACGGTTGAAACCAGATGCATAGCGGCTCCTCACGTTTTACGTTTCGCTGGCGGACGCCCGCCGGCTGACTTGCTGCCCGGCTTTCGCTTTCCGAAGATGCGCCGCGCCGTGCTCGACGATCCAAGCTCTTGCTGCAACGGCTCGGGGAACGCTTCGAACGCCATATGCTCGTTGGCGAAGGCGGCATCACGCCAGTGCTGCGCCCAACGCTTACGTTCGGCGGCCTTGCTCTTGTGCTGCCAGCGCTCGACCACGCCGGGCAGTGCCTTGGCCCATCGCTTCGCCGCACGGTTCTGAGCAACGCGCTTCGACATCGCCCGACCAGCCGACACGACCGACGCTGCATGTTTTACCAGATCACGCCATGATTTTCCATCGCGCGAGGTCACCCCGCTGTCGGCCTCCACTACAAAATCAGCAGCCATCGCGACGGCCATGATCGCGGCGGCAAAGTCGGCGGTGGGGCTTTTGGTCGTCTGGCGCGTCTCGCCAATGACTTCGAGCTTGGCAACTATCGCTGCATCGCGCGGCCGGCGCTCTAGCTGCTTGATCCATTCGTCGCGGGCTGCGTCGTCGTCGGTCGCGCTATACTCGTTGCTGATTGTGAGGTTGAGGCGTGCCGCCGCCGCCGCGCACGTCTGTCGCTGGCGCTCGACCGACAGGCCGCGAAGCGGACGGTAGAATGCCGAACAGTTTTGCATGCAAAACCTAGTACACGGCACTTGACAAACTGTCAAGCCTGTGCAATATTCAAGTTATCAGACCGGCGCCTCGCGGACATCAGGGGCGGAGATAGAGATATGACCAACCATCCACACCGCAGCCGCCAGGGCGAGTACGCAATCGCGGTGCTGCGCTCTGACGTTCCTGCCGGGCAGCAGAACCACGCCAGCGGGGTGAGGACCGCCGGCGACAAACTGGTGACGTTCGCCAGCGTTGAGGCTGCGACGAGCTACCTGCCGAAATATGTCGAGTGGGTGCGTGAGCGACACGCGGCGGATGCCAGCTGGGCGCGATATCGCAGCGCAACTGGCGATCAGGTGTTTCTGATTGTGCGCGCCGCTGATGTGTCACCGTTCGGCAATTTCCGGCCGGACGAGGTTTTCGCGACGATCCCGCACCGAGACCTGTGGACCGTCTAACCCCGAAAGGCCCAAACGTGAAACACGCCCGCGCAGACTATGACCGCATCCAAGACCCGATGGGTAAAATCCCGGACGACGAGCCGGTGTTCCTGCTTCGAGCGCAGGACGCTTGTGCCGCGCAGCACGTCCGCGACTACGCCGACCACATCGAACTGCGAGGCGCGTCTCCCGAAATGGTTGCGATGGTTCGCGCGCACGCCGTCAAGATGGACGCCTGGCCGACCAAGAAAATCCCCGACCTCCCCAGCACCTAGAAAGGCCCGCCGCCATGATGCCTGAAACGCTGTCCGTTGGGACGACAGTCTACGTGCCGTCCATCACCCACAAAGAGGTGATCATGGATTGCCCGGACTGTCGCGGCGAGCACAAGTGGATCATCCGCACGCCAAGTGGACACTCGCACACGATCGAGTGTCCACGATGCAAGGGCGGCAAATCTGGATATGAGTTCCTGCGCCCAAAGCGTTACGAGCGAACGCTGGAAATCCATGAACGCGTGATCTGCGAGGTCGAAGTGCGGCAACGCAAGGATCACAAAACCGAAGATGTACGCACGCACATCGCCTACACCACATCGCCTCATAGCGGCAGCCTATACCCCGACAAGATCTTCACGAGCCGAGACGCTGCAGAGGATGCTGGAGCGGCAATGATGATCGAGGATGCCAAGCGCGAAAAAGCCGAATGGGAAAAAGATCAGAAGCGCGCCGAAGACCGGGCGGGACTTGATGTCATGGCTGCGCTCCAATCTCGGGCCGACAAGGCGACCGCCGATCTCAACAGCAAGATCGAACGCCTGCGCGAAGCGATGATGGAAGGCATCAAATACCCACACGGCGATGGACCGAAGTTGACCAAGACCTACGGCGGCAACAGCGAACTGACCTCGCAGTCTCTCGCCGAATGGTGCAACGAATTGCTGTCCGAAGCCGACCTTGAAACGTGGTCAGAGGAAGACCTTCACGAAGCCCTGTGCCACTGCTGATAAACCCGAGCAAACAAAGGCCGCTAAAAATGATCCACATGGCGCCATACGGCTACTGCCCGACGTGCGGCGCCATTGGCGTATCGCGCGAGCGCCGGCCGAACGGCGATGATCGATGCAGCAATGGACACGTCTACGCTTCGGCAAGCGCGGTTGGTCGACCACAACGCAAAGCGCCAGAGCCCAACAAATTGCTTGCCGACCCCGAGGCTGTGGCCGCCATCAAGAAACTGCAGTCTCTTGGCTACCCGGTTCACATGATCGCAGACGCCTACAAGGCTCTGCTCAACAAGTCCTAGAAAGGCCCGCCGTGCGACCCGCCAACAACGACAAGCAGCGCAGGCACCGAACCGCGACACAGGCTGCGGCCATCCGGTCGGTGCGGTACTGCAAGAATTGTCGTCGAGGTCAACAGCCGCACAAGTTTGATCGTGGCGACGGCCGCCTAATGTGGTGCTGTCGTTACTGCAAGCATGAACACTCAGCAGTTTGAAAGGCCCGACATGTGGCAACCGATAGAGACAGCGCCCAAGGGCGGCGGAGCTGAAATGGTGACCGACCCTAATTGGGTCGATCCGCCGCAGATCCTGCTCTACTGCGAGAACGGCGAGCAAGTAGTCGCTCGCTGGGATTGGTATTACGCAGAAGGCGGACGCGGATACACCGATGGCGTGGCGTGGATTGCATTCAGCGAGCAGGTCAACACTAGCATCGCAGAGCCGACGCACTGGATGCCGCTTCCGGCTCCACCCGCAAACCAATAGATAGGCCACTTCACATGAGCTTCGAACACCCGTATCCAGATCACGCCTATCTGGAAGTTGACTCAGAGACGAATGAGAAGCGGTGGTTCGGCACTAAGGGTATGGGCGTGGGTTACGTGCACGAGGATCGCGTGGCGGAAGATGTCGCAGCAGCTATTGCCGCAGAGCGCGAGGCGTGCGCGATCCTCGCTGAGATGTATCAGGACATTGCGCGAGACTCAGAATTTGATACTGGCGTGCTTCATGCGCGAGCGGGCATTGCTAAGGTAATCCGCTCACGCCGCAACCCAGCTTGAAAGGCCGCCCATGTCAGAGCCGCGCAACAAAGCACTGAAGGCGTTCGAAGCGCTACGGGCTGACGTGGAGCAGTTCGACGACCATCCGCAGCCGGAGGGGTCTAGCTTGTTCAGCGACAAGGTGCCGCTCTACATGAAATCGTATCTCGTCAACTGGCTTCGCAACTTCGTGCGAGACCACGGCGACGACGTGCAAAATGCGTTAAAATCTGAAAAGCAAACACAGGCCCGATATGAAACTGTCAGAGCAAGTTGCTGGTCTGGAGGCGCGGATTGTATTCGATGAGGAATGCGTGCGGCTCCTGCACGTCATCAAGAGCACCGTCTGGGGGGAGGCCTGCTACGACCCACTGAATGACAGCACGCAGAAATTTGCGGCCCGCTTGACCGAGCCGGTGCAGGCGCTCTGTGACCGCCTCAAACTCAAGTTTTGAAAGGCCGCCATGATTACTGGCGAACCAAAAGACGATATCGTGATTGTGTTGCGGCGGGTAGAGACGCAGCTGCGCGTAGGTTACGTCATCAACCCTGACTTGGTTGTTCGGGCTGCTGATGAGATCGAGCGACTTCGTGAAGAATTGGCGGAGGCGCAACGGATCGCACGTCAGTGGCGCGATGTTGTCGCAGTGAACATCAGGAAGTAGAGAAAGGCCCGCCACGATGGAAATCAGCCTTGAGCTTTACGAGCAGCTGAGCAAAGACCTCGCAGCGGCAATCGGGCTGGCATCGGTCTACGCACCAGAATTGCGCGATCGCCTGCTCCAGTCTTCGTCCGCGCTGGACGACGCCTACCACGCCGAGGAAACTGACGAATAGGAAGCCCCGCCATGTGGCAACCAATTTCGACTGCGCCGCGCGACGGCACGCCCGTCCTGCAGCAGTCGCGATTTACGAAAAACGATAGAAAGGCCGCCCCGTGACACTTGAAGAACTATTCGCCAAAACAGAAGATGGCTACGCCGACACGCACGCGATAGCCCATTATGCGCGCGCTATGGTCCTGCTAGAGCGCGAAGCATGCGCGATGATAGCCGACCGGCGCGCAGCGATCTGTCGCGAAGCCATGGATGGACCGCCAGACAGCCTGCCTCATGTTGAAGTGCACACCATGAATGAAGCGCTGCACATCGCAACCATGATCCGCAACCGCACTTGAAAGTCCCCGCCCGATGACCGCGATGGTGCGAATATCGAGGGATGATGCACTCGCCGTTGCCCGGTGGCAGTACGCGGACCTGAGAAAGCAGCAGAAAGCTGGCAACCCATTTTGCCGGATGCTTCTGACTGAGGATGCGTGGTGCCAAATTCGCGCCAATGAAATCATGCGTATAGGCGCGACCGACACGGAACGTGCGTACTTGATCCGCAATCGCGCTTCGGCGCAAAACAATAGTTAGGCCGCCATGTCCGTCGATGATATCATTCGAGAGGAACTGGCAGCTACCACACCAGGATGACGGGCGCCGCCACGACACAGCACCACAGCACCCAGCTCGGCCATTTCAGCGGCCGAGGAAGGCTAACCCCTGGACCACGGTCCACTTGCCCATAGCCACCCCGATCAGGATGGCGAGGCCGTAAATCGCCGGCAGGTAGTCGGACAGGGGCCGCCGGGGCGCTGGCGAAGATTCGAGGCGGGTCTCGACCTTCTCGATACGGTCTGTCAGATGGTCGATCTTTTCCTCGATTCGGCCCGTCGTCGTACCAAGAGTGTAGAGGATCGAGTCGAGCCCGGCGGCCGGCAAATTCGGCGATGATCGCCCGTTCAATTGTCGCATCGTTCATGGCTCGGGCTCAACTCGTTTTCGGGGGTTGCGGGCAAATCGCGTCATAGGCGCGATTGTGGCCGATAATCTGGCGCTTGGTCTCTGTGGTGTCCAGCTTCGACCCCGCGATCGGCTGGAACGACTTGCACGAACTATCAATCGCGAGTGTAGCGGTCCCGCAGCCCGTCAGCAGGCAACTGATCAGCGCTACGGCGGGCAGTCTGAGCTTTCTGTGCATTGGCGTTGGCCTTCTTTTCCATCTTCGCAACGGCGACCTGTTCGCCCTTGGACCGCTGCACTGCGCGATCCCCCTGCCACAACGCCACCAACGCCACCAACGCCGCGATTACGATTCCGATTGAGCCGAGATTCAGCATGAGGTATATTCCTTCCACCGAAGGTTATCAGGATCGCCATGGAGGCTGCCATGCAACGTGCCGGGGAAAGCCCGGCATTGTTATTTCAGCCGTCCTTGCCGAACAGTTTCGGCGCCAGCTTCGGCCCAAACACCATCGCGGCCCCGGCCGCCACGATCACCGCGATCGCTTTCGGGCTCGACGCCGCGAATGCGCCGAATTCCATCGCCTGCAGCGCGAAGCCTTTCCAGGCGGCAGCGCTGTCGAGGATTGCGGTCGGCGGCTTCGGCAAGCTCGGGATCGCCTGCACGACACCCACCGTCGACCCGGCGACCGTGGTAGTCGCGACCACCGCTTGCGTGGCCGTCACCGGCTCTTTCGGAGGCTCGACCTTTTGCGCAATTGCCGGTAATTCCTCACGGGTTGCGAACATCGCCGCTTCATTGGCGCGGCGAATGGTCAGTCCACGCAGCGCGACTTTCTTGCCCTTGACCGTCGCCTTGTCCCACTTGGCGAATTCCTTGCAGGCGCCGGCATGGTCGCCTTTGTTTAGCTTCTTCAGCAGCGACGAGTTTTCGAGGGCGCCAGTTCCGACATTGTAGGAAAAGCTCACCAGCGCGTCGAACTGGCCTTGTGTCAGGTCGACCGTCACCAGCCGGCGCACCGCCGCCTCATGCAAGCTCAATTCCTTGCGGAACATCGCCTTGCCTTCCTCTTCGGTGACGATCATGCCGCCGACCACGCCCGACGTGCAGCCGGTGTAGATCGTCCACACCCCAGCCGGGCACAGATAGGCCGCATAGCGCCCGTCCCCAAGCGCCTTGAGCTTGCCCTCGGATGCGACGATGAGCTCCAGGCCGCGATCAGACAACAGCATCACACCGCCCCTTTCAGTGCCGTGATCGTAGCTTCAAGCGCTGCGATCCGTGCCTCCTGTCCGTCGCGCGCCGCCTGCGCTTCCTGCCGCGTTGCCGAGAGCGTTTCGGCGAGGCCGATGATGATTTCCTTGACCTCGGACGGAGCCGCCGTAACGTTGGCCGCCATCGGCACCGACGCCAACGCCTCGGCCGGAGACGGCAGCGAATGCCGGTCGACCTGCACGATTTTGACGACCGACACGCGCATGGTGTCCGGCCACTTGGCGACCTCGGTCTCGGCGTCGGTGGCGTCGGCGAGTGTCATGCGGCTCATGCTGCCGTCGGCGTGATGAATCTCGTAGAACATCAGCGGTCCCCGAAGAATGTGAACGTGCCCTTAGTGAAGTCGACCGTCGCGAAACCCGAATTCACCGTTCCGACGCCGCACGTTGTCGTACCCGGCGTCGACGGCACGGTTGCCACGCCGTTGACGCCTGACTGTATGGCAGACCCGGCAACCGTGTAGTTTGCGGTCGCGAACGCCGTCGTAAAATTGATTGTGTACTGCCCGGCTGCGGTTCGCGTCACGCTCGACACGTTGTGCGATTCAAGCACCGCCCCGGTCGCGCCGGTAAATGAAACCCAGGCCTTGGCAACGCCGGGATGGTAGACCGTGTTGCCTGGCGCCACCCCAAGCACCAGACTGGACGCTGCCTCCATTTCAGATTGCGTGGCGAAGCGGCTCGTTCCGGTCTGCGTAGTGCTCGCCGCCTCCGACACCCACGCCGAATCACGATACTGGTAGTTGATGTTCGTCGACTTGTCGAAAACCACCCATCCGCAGTCGGTAAACGGCCGGAAAATCGCATAGTTGGATTGCCCGTCGTACATCACCACGTCATTTGCTGCACAAGCCGGCGTCGTCGACGTGAACGCGCCGGATGGGGCGCCGTTCAGCAGATAAAACCCGCCCGTGACCGGTGAGCCTGCGGGAGCGGTGCGTAGATCCTCGACCGCGAAGTCGCGCGGGCCGAACTGCGAGGCGTTGAAAAACGCCTGGAAATTGACGCCGTCCGAAATCAGCCGGACGCTATCGCCCTTCGCCCGCAGCAGCAGCGCCTTGCGCGCCGTGTCGGTGCCGTTGACGACGACCTTGTCCGACCCTTGGGTGAGCAGGGTCACGATATTCGCGCTGCCGACGTGTTTGACGTCGAACGGCACGCCGATCGCGCTCGCAGCCGTCGGCAGCGTTCGCGTAAAGCTCGCCGAGGATGGGTCGGCGGCGAACACCTTGCCGGTGACGTCCGCGACAACCCAGGTGCCGCCCGTGCTGACTGACGACACGGTATAGGTCACGACCGACGCGGCCGAGGTTATGAATATGCTGGTATCGAGCGCGCCGCGAATGTTGTCGTGCGTCCACAGCGTCGCTGCCAGTGCGTCCTGGCACACGATCTTATAGGCGGCGGTGCCAGTGTAGATCAGGGTTCGAACGGACGAAGCCGAGGGATAGCCGCCGCTGTCGGTTGCGACCGAAGTTCCGAGTGACACCGATAGTCCGCTGTTGGAATAGACCGTTAGCGGCGTCGACGTGCCGGCGACATAGAAATAGAGCGTGCCGCCTGAAACGGGATTGCCGCTGGCATCAAGGATGCGCTCGCCGGGCGGGAAGATCAGAACACTATCGGTCATCTATCGCCACCTCGGCTTGAATTGCGGTCGCTGTTCGATGGGGAGTTGTCCACCGTAAAGCGCATTCGGGTTATAGACCGGCATCTGACCTTCCGCCTCGGGGCCGACGAGCCCGTTCGGCATCAGCTGATATTGCTGCGACTGATCGCCCAGCGTCTCGTGCAGGCTCGGATAGATCGGGTGGCGCTTCTTGCCCATCAGCGCGTTGTACTGGTCGCCGTCTTCGAACAGTCGGCGCAGCGCTTCGTCCATCGCGGCGCGGTCGCTCATTGGTCACCGCCATAGAGTGCGTTTGCTCCGGCGCCGGCCGTGCCCATGGCACCGGGAAGCGCGATCCCGTACTTGCGCAGTATCTCAATCGTTGCCGGATCGAACACGACGTAATTGCGTGAGCCCTCACCAGCACCCCTAGAGCCTTGGTCTAGGTAGCGAATGCCGGGAATGCCTGATTCGCGAAGGGCGTTAGTCGCCTGTTGGCGCGCAAAGTCGCCAGGGTTCCCCCAGTCGCCATTGACCGATTTACGCGCTACGGCATTGTAGAAGTCGCTGCCCTTCGTTGGAGCGTATTTCGATGGGTTTGACAGAACATCGGCAAGGTTTTCCTTTGTAAACACCCCTAACGATCCCCCTTCGGGGTGCATAACGTCGGTAAGCGGTCCCAGGTTAGTATTGACACCGATCTCCCGCGTTTTAAGGCTTGGCGCCACGCGCTCATTATACAGTTGCTGAATTTTCTCGCTCTGCTGTGACAGCGGCTTATCCCAATCCAGGAAGTGCTCTGGATCGGCCTTGATGTTGACCTCGTACATATGACCGTTCACTTTAGACTGCACCGCATCTCTATTATCTTTCAACCAATCAGCCGCCGCACGCCTGTATTTGTCGTTTCGGTAGTTCCTGAGATGACCCAGAGCTGCATCAATATCACCTTTGTGCTGAGCAACGTAGCGCAATGCTTGGTTTTGCGGGCCAGTCTTGCCGAATCCATCAACATCGATTCCGTTGATCATTGTTGTTGTGGGCGACAGTGCATTTCGATACGACTTAGCCACCCCTTCATTCTCAGCAAAGTACAGCCCATGCCCGTAGGCTTGCGCGCCCTCACCAGTTCCGATCTTGGATGTATCGAACCTGTCGAAATCATGCGGGCTGCCGTGAAACGCCCGGATGCCCTTGGGTTGCTCGGGCGCCATGAGTGCATTCGCGCCTGCGCCACTTACCGCAGACATCACGTCGGCATGGTTCGGCAATGCCTGCCCAGGCGGCGTCGGTTCATTGAAGGCCGCAAACTCATCATGAAGGCGCTCGCCTGGGGCCAATTTTACGCCGGAGAATGATGCCTGTTTCTGATGGTGCAGATCGACTTGTGCACTATGGTAGTCCTGCAGTAGTGCCGCCATTTTCGGGTCACGCATCAAGACCCGTTCGGCTTCGAACCGCTCCATGACTTTGGTGCCGTTGGGGTACTGGATCGCATCAAGCAGCGGCTGCACCTGCTTGCTCAATTCGCCCTCGCGCACGAAGGCCATTGCGTGCTCTGGGGCGCTGTCGCCCCAGGCCGGCCAGCCATCAGGGCGCAACGGCGATTGCCCAGCGGTCGGCTTGGGGCTGCTGCCGAAACCCTGCCCAGGTGCTACAGCTTCCATGTCAGCGAGCGGCACGTGAGCTGCTTTCGGCTGGCCGCGTTTCAGCATCGGAAACAGCGCCATCGCTGCCAGCGGCAAGCCTGCTTCAGCCGCACCGCCATAATCACCCCGCCTCAACGCATTGTAGGTTGTGCCGATGCCGTTCCCGATATCAGACCCAATGTGCCAAGGCAGCACGCCATGCGCAACGGTGTCTGCAACGCCTGAGGTCACCGCCCAATCGGCAGGCCGTTGCGGCGTTGGCTGCGGCGCTGCGTGATCGTTCTCCCAAACCGGCCCCATCAGCGCGTTCGGCTCGCGCAACTGCGTGCGGAACATGCGCGGGTCGATATAGCCCGCGCCATCCCCAAGCAATGCGTTGTAGTTGCCGTCAGCCATTGGCTACCGACCGCCGCCGTAGAGGGCATTTCTGTTGGCACGGTTCGGGGTATCGGCGACATACCCGGCCAGCAGCGCGTTGCGGATCACATCCGGCGGCAGGTGCGCGGCCTGCATGGCGCGTTGCGCTGCCCCCGAAACCCGGCCGGCGCCATAGGCCGCCTCGCCCATCAGGCGGGGTGACGTGAACGGCAGTGCTGCCAGAGCCAGTGGGTTCATGGCCGCGCCACCGCCGGCAACGATCGTCATCGGACTAATGCGGGCAAGACCACGCGGGGCCAGCGTGTTTAGGGATTGGCCGGCCAAAGCAGCCGGCAGATCGGGTTGCTTCCGCGCCAACTCATCAAGCAGTTTTTCCCGTGCGCCATAGTTCGTATTGACGTTGTTGCGCATGGTCGATTGCAGTTTGCGCAATGTGGTGTCGGTCATGGCCTTGTCGTTGATCGACATCGTCCGGCGCATTTCGGTGATGAGATCGGAGGCCCCCGAGTAGTCCTTCATCGCCTTGGCGTATTCGGGAACCTGCTTGACGATTTCGACCTTGACCGCGTTGAATACCTGCTTCGCGAGGCGGTTTTCAAGTGTGCCCTGCTGAGTGCGCAGCATCACCTCGCCGACCGCGCGCTTCAGCGCATCGAAGCGTGCGGGCGTGGCCGGTGTCGGGATCGCGGCGAACTGATTGGTGATGTCCGTGATCTGGTCGACGACCTTGGCCGCCGCCGCATCGATGGGCACACCGTGGAAATGGGCGTCGGCGTGCGCCTGCCTGATGGCGCCGTAAATCGGCGTGAAATCGACCGCGCCCTGTCCGCTTTTCACCCCTGCCATGTTGGCGGTATATTGTGCGGAGCGATCCCGTCCCATTTGGCCTACGGCGTTCTCCGCCATATCAACCACGTTGCCGACAGGAACCTGCCCGCGCATGTTCTCAGTAAACGCCGGGTTTGCCTCTTCACCCGCCCTGAATGCCTCGCGGAATGGCCGCGCGCCCGCTCCGGTGGCAACGCCAGCGGATTCGGCCAGGCTCCGCCCGGTCGCGGCAAGAACCCGCCCCGGCGCCGTCAGCGGATCGACCATGCCGCCGACCGCCGATGCGGTGCGCCCGACTTGCCCCACTACACCGGGCGCGCGTGCCGCCATACTGCCGCCGCCGGTCAGGATCATGGAAGCGTCCGCCGCCGCACCGACGGGGTCGGTGGCAAGTGTCTTTTTCAGCGCGGCCACGCTGCCGTAGCGGTCGGCGATGAATTGACCGGTATTGGCTGCGGTGGCGTCCATACGCTGCCGTGTTTCGGGCGTGTCGAGACTGTCGATCGCGTTGAACACCCGAGACGGCAGCACCTTCCGGGCACCTGCCCGCAGGGCGCCGCCAGCCACATCCGCGACGCTTGAGGCGGTATCGATCGGATGCACGACGGCGTGCGCCAGAGAACTGACGAAGTTCGCCGCGCTCGCTGGTGCATTCTTCAATGCCTGTCCTGGAACGTCGACCCACGCCATGGCCGGCGCGGGTTGGAACTCTGCCCACGGGTCTGCTTTCGCGCCAGCGGCGGGCGGCTGAGCAGTGGGTGCGGCCGGCCCGCCTCGCTGCCCGATTGGACCCGGGCGCTGCTGTGTCTGACTGGGCTGCCCCGGCACGGTCTCTGCCGCTGGCGGTGGTCCAAGAACAGTCGGCTCGGGCTGATCAAGATCGCTCATCGCCAACGGCGGCAGGCCAGTTGCGGCGCGGTATCTATTCAGACTGTCGAGATTCTGCGCCCTGACTGCCGGCCCGCGCTGCCTGTCCCGCGCCCATCGTTCCGCGAGCGCCATCGCGTTCGGCAGCGCGTCGCGCTCCGCGACCATCCGGCCATTGCTGTCGTATATGGTCGGCGTCGGGTCTGCCCTGATAGAGTACCCAGGCGCCAAAGGCGTCGCTTGCCTTGTGGTGATCGGCTGGAATTCTGCCCACGGGTCGGCCATCAGGTCACCTCAGCAGCAGACGGCCGTCGGGCGTCTTGAACACGGTACCCGGCGGCAATTTGCGGGCATCTTCCGGGCTTGCGACCACGGGCGGGTCCGGGAACTTGGCGACCGGGCCGCCGGCAGACGCTGGCGCCGCATCGTTGAGGCTGCCTTGCACCTTCTGCGGCGCATCGATGTTTTTCAACCGCTCGATCGTCGCTTGCGCTTTCGGCGTCAGGCCGGGCAGTGTCGTCGCCGTCGTGCCCATGCCTTTTTGGTATTGCGTCATCATCGAGTCGATGCGGGATTCAAGCAGGTCGACCGCCTGCTTGACCACAGCGCGCAGTGCCGGCTTCGACTTCGCCGCGTCGATCTGGTGCTCCCACATTTGCACCTCGGTCAAGCTGCCACCCGCGCCCTTGAAGGCGCGGGTCAGTTCCTCGATGACCGCATTTTTGTTGGTGTTGAAGTTGGCAAGCGAGGTCTGCATTTTCGTGTCGCCGCCCTGCTCGCCGATGAATTGGCGCGCTCTGTTGTACATCGGGTAATCGGTGTTATCCAAGGCTTCGACCGACCGCGCGAGCGAGTCGAGGTGCCCGATTGCGGTATTGAACGAAGTGATGTTCTGCGCTGCCTTGCCGCTGGTAAAATCTTTACGCGTCTGATTGCGCGAGTTGTAGTTCACGGCGTCAAACGTTGGGTCGTACTGCGACACCATCTCGACCATTTTTTGCCAGTACGGTGTTTTGAGCGCGAACCCGCCGGGGAACGCTTGCTTGCCCTCGGCAATGCTGCGCACCTGCGTTGCGGTCGCCGGATCGAGCGTCTTTAAGAAGTCGTCGCCGGTCGGCACACCGACGCCTGGAGCAAGGTTGTTTGCCGCCTGCCCACCGACCTGGGTCGGAGCGCTGATGGTCTGTGTCCGGCGATCGACGAAGCCCCGGTTCGGCTGGCCGAAGCGGTCGGTGCCGGTGTTTTCGAACTGCGGCAGGGTTGCGTTTTCTAGCTGCGCCTTGCCCATCGCCGCCCTGGTCGGAATGTTGTCGACTTCGGCCTGCTTGAGTTTGATATCCGCCAGATGGGTCGCCGCCTGGTCGCGCACGAAGCTCAAGCCGTTGTTGTAGTCGGCTGGATCGACCCCGAATTTCTGCAGATTGGCGCCGTACTCGGGGTGTGAGCCGACCATGCGCTGCCACGTCGACCGCATCAGTTGCGGGTCGTTGCTCTGCAACGCGCGATCGGCTGCCGCGCCGTGCATCTGCGCCATTTTCATGGTGCGCTCGAACGACATGTTTTCTTGCGCGTTGGCCGCCGACTGGGCATGGATCGCGAGCCCGGCGAGGTCCGGTCGGTCCCCCGCCAAGGCCGTCGACATCGCGCCCTTGTAATCGCCGCCCGCCATCGCCTTGCCGGCGTCCTGCGCCACGCCGAACCGGCGCACGTTCTCGCTGCCCTGCCGATAGGCGTCGACGCCCTCATTCAGCGGCTGGAAATTCAGCAGCGCGTTGTTGATCTGGTAGGCGGGGAGTTGCATCAGCGGCGGCATGGCGTCACCCGAAGAGCTTGTTGATCGAGCCATAAGCGTTACTCGCCATCGACCCGCCCGGAGCCGGCGCGAACGCCTTCATTGCCAAGCCCGCAAGCCCCATCATGTTCTGCGGCCCGATGTTGCGTGAGGACGCCATTGCGTTGCCGTAGTTGATGGCATTGCCGGCCATCTGCTGGCCGAATCCAGACTGAATGTCGCCGATGCCCTGCTGCAGCCCGGCCTGGGCGCCGGTTGCCTGCAAGCCCTGTTGGCCCTGGCCCTGCAGCCGTTGCAGGTAGTTGCCCCAATCCTGGGCGCCGCGCTCGGTCTGGGCTCTGGCCACCGCCAGCGAGGCATTGCCCGAATTGCCCATGCCGCGCGCATTGTACTGCCGCATCAGGGCGTTGTTGGCGTACTGGGCGTTCTGGTCGCGGAACGGGTCCGACCCGGCATAGCCCGCCATCGCCGCTTTGTACGGCGCCTCGCCGTTGGCGCCGGTGGCATCGCCATAGAGCGCATTCGCCCGCCCGCCCTGCTCGGCGTAGGGGTTGAAGTAGCCTTTGGCCTGGCCGTAAGAGCCGATCGCCTCGGCCTTGCCGGTCGCCAGCGCCGAGGTCGCCTTGGCGTTGGCGGCTTCGATATCCTTGCGCTGATCGTTGCCGAAAAACGAGCCGAAAAAGCCCATCAGGGTCTATCCTTCATTTCGCAGCCCAACCGGTGTTTCCGGTGCCGGTTTCCTTGACGTAGAGCGTCACCCCGGCGCCGCCGTTGGTGTCGATGTAAAGCTGCCCCGGATCTGCCGTAACGACACCCTGAGGCGAGCCGGTGCCGCTGATGACCAGGCCATTCAGATTGGCCTCAATCTGCTTCATCACCCGGTGCTGATTGGGGTCGGCGAACGCCGCCGCCGGGATTGCGATCGGCGTTCTCATGCCGCGAGCTTATCGGCGTCGACGGCCGCACCCAGAAAGCCGCGCATCACGGCGGCAGAGCAGGAAATCTCGAACGTAATACCGTGCTGGCGGGTGGCGCCGATCCGGCGGAACACCACGCGGCGCAGCTTGTCGCCCATCTGCCCGAGCTTTGCGCGACGCTCCGCCGACCACGATTCGCCGCCGTCGAGCGAGGTGCGCAATATCACCTCGGGCTCGTAAGCCGAATAGTCGCCGAGGCCGTCATAGATCGTCTGCCCCCAAGTCAATGTTTCGCTACCCCAAGCCAGGATTTCAGACCCCCAGTAGAGATCAAACGCCGGCAGCTCGTAGACATTGCGGCCGACGCCGGGAATAATGTCGAGGTACAGCGCATTGATCTTGACCCGTTCGGGCCAGGCATGCACCGGCGGCGGCACGATTTTGCAGATCAGCGGGTTGTCGCCTTCGGTAAACACGTCGCGTTTCATGCGGTAAAGCGTGCCACCATTGTAGGCCCCGACCACCAGCTCTTTGCCGCTCTCGACGATGCACGATGCAAGCCATCGCGTGTCGTTGTAGCTCTCGCGGTTGTGCCAAAACTGCGTAGTCAGATCGTAGACGTAGGAAAATGTCGCCCCCGATAGGCAATAGAAGGTGTGACCGTCGCGCGTCCAGGTGACCGCGATCGCCGTCGAAATGTCGGGCTCGGCCGCGATCGCGCGCTCGACCGCGTGTGTCGATATCCTGACCGCCTGATAGCCGTTGAGTATTCTGACAGTCAGATCGGAGGCAACGAACACTATTGTTTGGTCGACTTGCGCGCATGCGGCGGAAGCCCCACACCCGAGGTCGATCGCCTGGTTGCGCGCGAAAGCGAACGGGTCAGTTCCGGCATTGGCGAAAAACTCGACCGATCTGGTGCCGAACGCGACAAACTCGCGCTGCTTGACCATGCCGCGAATGGCCGGGTCGGGCGAACTCTCGGCTGAAGCGAACGCCAGCGGGTCGGCCGTGGTCGCGTCGTCCTCGTTGGTGTGGCTGACCGAGCCGTCGTCGTGCGTGAAGATGAAAAATCCGTCGAGGAAGGCGACCGAATTCGCCCCCGACCTGATCGCAGACGAGTAATCCGTAGTCACGCCGGCCTCGATCACGACGTATTGCCCGTCCTGACTGCACACCCCGATCTGCGGCACCGGGCGGCGGTTGCGCGCCATGGTGACCGGCGCATCCGACGCAATGCCGCCGATTTCGATCTCCGTCGCACCGATGGCTGCCGGCTCGCATCGGTAGATCCGCCGGCCGCGCACTTTGTAGACCACGCCGTCAACGTCGATCATCGCCCGTGTGCCGTCAGTCGAGGACGACTCAGACAGGACCTCCAACCCGTCAGAAGCCCACACCTGTACCTTGGCCTTTTGCTCGTCGCCGGCAATCTCGGCGTAGCAGTTCGCCAGCAGCGCAGATCCGGCCGTCGGCGCGCGGCCGGGATTCGAGGTAAACCCGAGGCTGATCGGTTTCGGACTCACGACACTTCCTGAATGCCGAGGCGGGATTGCATGACTGCGAGTAGAGTGCTCATGCCGTCACCCCCTTGATCACATTGAACTGGATCACAGGCGCCTCGCTCAGCGAACCCGGCGTCACATTGCGGATGTTGAGCGTTGCCGAGCCGGCCGCACACTGCGCGTTGAACGTGTAGGCGCCGAGCGTGCCTCCAGACACATGAGAGAATACAACCACGTCAGTTGCGGCTATGGTGGTGTTGGTCCAGGTCGCACTGACCGTGGTATCTGCAGCAAGCGCGGCACCATTGAGCGTGATTTGGCCGCTCAACTTTGACAGCGTGAAGGCTGTGGATTTGTTGGTCGCCTGCGTGACCGTGCCGCCGTCCCCCGTGACATAGCCAACAGCTGCGGCCGAGATATTGCCGGTGGCATCGGTTCTGAGCGTCCCTGACGCGTACTGATTTAGCTGCGCCACACCGGAGTTTTTGAACGTCGCCAACGCGCCGCCGCCGTTGTTGGAAATGATCGCATCGGGCGTTGCCGAGTTGGTGGCGCCGAAATAGACCGTGCCACCACCAGAATTGTATCTGGCGCCAACCGCAAAAGCTTCCGAGGCGGCATAGAAATACGTCCGGTTGCCGGAGAAAATATTGACTCCAGTCCAGGTATTGGCGCTGGCGAATTCCATTGCTGCGGTCTGCGTGGTCATGTCGCCGCCGAGCAGTCCGCCGCCCGATTTGATCAGGCCGACGTTGCCGCTCAACTTGATGTCGCTCGACCCGTTAAGCCCGGTCGTATAGACGCCCCACTCGCAATGGTTGGTGGCATCGGCCCCGTCCGCGAATAGCCCGCCGCCACCGCCGAGGCTGTTGTTTTGAACGCGAATGCTGCGCGATACGCCGGAGCCCGCCGCGCCGTAGATAGTTATTGCCGGGCCATGCAGGATGCTGGTGAAATTCGAGTCCAAATTGAAATAATTGTAATTCGCGATGATGTTGTTAGCGATCATGCCGCCAATCGTGCCGGTCAGAAGAATCGGCGTTTTGACCTGATCGCGAAATGTGTTAGCGACGATATTGAGGAACGTCGTCGATGGGTTGGCCCCGCTGAACCCACTCGATATAGCGTTGCCGGTAACGCCAGCACCGAAGAAGTTGTTGCTCTCAATATTGACGTTTATGGCATAGGTGCTGCTGTAGTCGAACCTAATTTGCGACTGCGTGCAACCGTCGAAATAGTTGTCGCCAATGCTCAGCCCAGCACATATCGTTTTGGCGTTGCACCACACACCGAAAATGCTTGGCCCGCCGATGTAGTTGGCAGTGATCGAGACGTATTCGCAGGTCTCGATCATGATGCCGTATTTTGATCCGGCATCTTCATTGGCGCTGTAAATCTGCCATTTGTCGGCCCAGGTTGCACCGATGCCAGGGCGTGTTCCGGCGGCCGACGTGTGCGCGCTGGAGCAGACATAGGTGACGCTGCCGCCGTCGGTCACCAAATCCTTGAGTGCATATGCTGTCGCGTCGGCCCATGCGCCTCGTGACGTAAACCCCGTCGTCGGGTAGCTTAGTTCGGTGCCGATATCCCAATACACGGGGCGCGCGCCGGTGCCGACACCGGAAATGTAATTCTTGTCGATGGTAATCCCGGTCGGAATGTCACCCAACACACCGAGCGCCAACGCGATATAGGCAACGCCCTCCTGCAATCCTGCACGCTTCGGGTCCCAGATACCGAGAAACAGGTTGCGCTCGATTGAAACCTGAACGCCGCCATCCAGGTAAATTGAATACCCCAAATAATGGAACCAGTTGTCGTGGATATAAACCCGCTGGCCGCTGTGCACATTGAGATGTTTCGTACCGGCAGTAACAGGGTTATCGAGTGTCGTGGTGGTGCCCGCTACATAGGTGTGCTGGTGAATGAACCAAATGCCGGCGATTTCGACATCCTGCGCCGACTGGCCAATGACAGCCGCGCCGACTTCCATGGTGTTGCCGTAGTCGGCCGTGCGCGTGAAAATCGTGCGGCCAAACCCGGCGCCGATGATCGAGCATTTCGGGTAAAGCGTGAGTGTCGATGTCAAAAGAAACGTGCCTGCCGGCACGCTAACAACACCGCCGCCGATCGATGCCACGTAATTGAGCGCGTTTTGAATAGCCGCCGACGCCGACGAAGCACCGGTTTTGTCGGCGTTATAATCCAACACCACATCAACCGGGATCGACAACACCGCCCTAGTCTGCAACCGCGTCCCATCGATCGCATTGGCTGTTACGCCAGTATTATTGATCTTGACGGTATTGGCGGCCATCTGCGGCTGCATGTTCGCCACCGCTTGCGCCGGGTAGAGCGACGGCCTGGCCGCAGCCTGGCTATCGGCACCCATGATGAACGCAGTGCCGACGGCGATCGTGGTATCCTGCGGCTCGATCTTGAAATCGATGGTCATAGCCCAAACCTTCTAATGCTTGGTGTGCGCACCAGGGCGGGGTCAAACGTCACCTCCGGCGACAGGACGAATTGCGCCTGCAGCGCCCGCCAGCCACTATCAGCGGTAACGACGATCTCTGCCGGCGGCGGTACCGAGAACGCCGACGACAGCCGCAGCGCCAGCATTGCAATGACGCCCTGGCGGTGCTGCGCCGTGGTCCGCGCCTTGCGCCACACCGTGCCGTCAAAAACCAGGAAATCACCCACCGACCAGGTGGCGAGATCATCAAGCGTCGTGGTCCCGGCAGTCGCCACCTTGTAGGTCGTGCCCTCGGTGCCGACGCTCGAGGCCAACGCCGGGACGTTGGTTGCGGCATTCCATGTGCCGGCATAACTCACGACATCCAGCGTATCGCCGTCGACCTCTTTCGGCGGCACAAAGAACGTGAACAGCGACGCCAGCGTGAACTCTTCGTGCAATACGTCAACGCCGTCGTTGGCCCAGCCGAATATCATATCGTTCAGCATGCGCAGGCCGGTTGCCGCGTCGTCGCCAGTCGCGGTTTCCCCGACGCCTGTATAAAGCAGGTCGGACAGCGCCGCCGATACGATCTCGCCGGCCGTGGTCATGCCGGGGTTTCATCCTTCGGCTTCGGTGGCCGCCCGCGCTTTTTCGGCGCTTCGCCCTCAACGGCCGGCTCATCTGCCGCTTCCGGCTCAGTCATGACGACCGGAGGCGCCTCCGCCTTGGCGACCTTGGTCGGGCTATCCTCGTACCCTGCCGGCAGTCCTTCCCCGGCTGCAAGATGGAACAGCTTGGCGCCGTCCGCCCCATAGCCCCAGGTCGGTGTTTTGCCGGCGTTCGGGTCCGCCGCTTCCGGGGGCTGGACCATGCCAGCCCCCGCCCCGTTGATCAGTTCATTCGCCATCAGCCGGTGAGCCTCACTGCCAACTCAGGGTAGATCGTCTTGACGCCATAGAGGATGTCGAGACGGATGATCTCGCGGTCGAGGTCGATATCGTAATCCTTGACCACGCGCACCGACAGGTTGTCGGCGCTCTCACGCGCCTTCCAGGCGGCACCGTCCGGCAGGTCCATGTCCGACATCACCAGCGCGAACGCATTGCGATGGAAACACAGGTTCTGCGGGTATGCGGTCGACGCCGTGCCGGTCAGGATGGTCAGCGCAGCGTTGTCAGCAGGCGCTGCCGAGACGTTCTGGTAGGGGCCGGAGACCACGATCGCAGGCGAGATCGAAAGCGTCGCGTTGCCGGCACCATCAGAGGACACGTTGGCCAGCACCGTGAACGGCTTAAGATAGGTGTAGGTCTGATAGGTCTTCGGGTTGACGGCGAACACGCCGGCAATCGTGAACACATCACCGGCGTTGAGACGGGCAGCGGCAGCCGCCGTCCAGCCGTCGGTGATCAGGCTCTGTGAGTTGACCTGCGGTGTCGAGGTCGACACCTGGCCCGCGCCGTTGACCAGCGGCGTGCCGCCGAGCGGGCCGACGGTGTGATTGACCACCGACTGCGCCTCGTAGGTTTCAAGGCCGGCGTATCTGCCGATCTTGACGTTTTCGATGGCGCGCAGCTGCTTGGTCGGCTGGAACTGCAGCTTCATGTCGTTGGCGATCTGTAGCGCCGCCGAGGGCGTCAGCGCAGCATTGAGCGTATCGCCCATCGGGGTTGCATTCTCGACCAGGCGCTGGCGGGCAGCACCCAACTGCAGGAAGTTCGACGGCGTGGTGCCCGGCGTGCCGACGTGATTGGGTACCGAGAAATAGAGCCCCATCAGCGAGCTTTCGACCTGCTGCGCGAGCTCGATCATCGCTGGCTGGATGTAGCGCTCGGAGTATTTCTCGACGGTCAGGGTCAGATCGGAGGATAGGAAATCCCACGATACATGCCGCTGAGTATCGATTACCACCGGCACTGTGCCCTCGAGCACGTCACTCGATACGCGCGTCGCGCCGGTCGACGACTTGAACTTGACCGGCTTGCGGATCGAGATCGTCGAGCCGACCTTATTGAACTCTTTCGAGTAGTCGCGATGGACCAGCTGGCCCATGACGAGGTTGTTTTTGAGCTGGAACAGCGCCTCTTTGGCGATGATGCTCGGGTTGATAACGGTATTCGTCGAGGTAGGCATTCGATTATCCTTTGGGGGTTACCCCTGCGCCGCTTTCATCTGTGCGAAGCGGGCTTTCTCGTAGTCGGCGAAACTGGCAGTTGCCAGATCGACGGCCTGCGAGCCCGACCCGCCGGACACGGTTTGAACCGGGGCTGGAGCTTGTGAGAGACGGTTGCGTGTGGGTGCTGAAACGCGAGACTCGATGCGGGCGATCTCCGCACCCTGATAGGCAAGAGGCAGTCGGGCGATGCGCTGCGCCTCGAGCGGGTTCTTTGCCAGGTAGTAGGCGATCTCAACCGATTTATCGCTGTCGGCGATGTGGTCGGCGGCGATGTCGCTGACTGGCAAAGTTGCGAACGTCTGCAACGCGCTTTCGATATCCGGGATGCGCTCGCGGGCGGCTTCGACCTTGGCAACGAACGTCGCCTGTCGGATTTCGGCTGCCTGGCCTTGCGCCGACTTGACCGCGTCGACCGTCTGTTCGTAGCGCTCGGCCTTGACGGCGCGGCGCATGTCATGACTGGTCTGGGCGGCGTAGTCGGACGGATCGATATTGCTCGGCGCATCCAATTGCTGGCGCAACTGCTCGGCCTGGCGCCTCAGCGATTCAACCTCACGCGCAACCTGGTGTTTGGTTGCGGTCAGTTGTCCGATCTGCGCCTGGATTTGCTCGGTGCGTTTGGCAAAGCGGCCCGTACTTGGATCGCGGGCGGGCTCTGCCGTGTCACTGCCTTCTGCTGCCGGCGTTGCCGCCGGGTCTTGGCGCTGCGTTGCGGCCGCAGGCGTCGCCGTCGTTTCAGTCACAGGCAAAGTTGCGTCGGCCACGGCCGGCGTGGTGGTGGTCTCAGACATGCTCAGGGGTTCCTTGCGAGGCTCGCGGCCTCGATTTTCTTACGCGCACTCAGGCGGCGAGTAGCAGAAGCGCGAGCCGGGTATTGAAATCGGCCTCGTCTTCGGCAATCGCCGCAAGTTCGTCCTGCCGCTGGCGCTCGACAATGAGCAGCCGGGCAAATTCCGTCTTGGCCGCGATCAGCGCCGCATGCGCCGTCGTGACCTCGGCCGCAGCGGCGCTGGCCTCGCGCCATGCCGCTGTGAGCGCTGCTGTCTCGGCGTCGGAGCGCCGCCGCAGCGCCAGCACACGGGCATCTGCCGCACGTTTGGCAGCTTCCGCCGCCTTCGATGCGGTTTCGGCGTGCTCGGCTGCGATCCGGGCCGCTTCCCGGTCCTCGTCGGAGCGCTCGTGCTCTTCGCGGGACCACGGCAGAAAGACGTGGTGCTTGCGCTCGGCTTCAGAGCGGGCGTGTGGGCCGCCGCCGCCGCGCTGTTCCTCGACGACTCCGACGAATTCGAGGACGAACGCCGCAACGTCGGCAGCTTCGGTCGCCGCCAGATCGAACGCCGGCGTCGCGGCAAGCGACACGTCGAAAGCGGCAACGTCCGCCCCTTCAGTGGCGGCGAGGTTGAAGTTGACCGCCGCGAGGTCGGCAGTAAATGACGCAACATCCGCCGCTTCTGTAACCGCGAGGCGGAAACCCTCTTGGATGCTGAACGAGACGACGTCAGGCTGCTCCGTAGCAGCCAACACTAAGCCTTCCTGGACCGAAAACGCTACGCTATCGGCAGTCTCGGTGGCGGCCAGCACAAAGGCCGGTACCGCCGCGCCCGCAACCACCGTCGGATCAACAAGCTTGCCGTCGTCGCGGTCGGCGTAGGGCGGAACCGGATAGAGCCAGCCCGTCGTCGAAGTCATCTAGACCGGGTCCGCCGCTATGGTGTTGACGGATGTGCCCGCCACATCAGGCGAGCCGGCTTTGTAGTAGACGTAGTAGAAGAACCCGGCATTGGTGCCGACGTTGAACGAGAAGTTGCCGGAGCCGTCGGAAGTCGTCTGCGCAATCTTGATGTCGGTCGCGGCTTCAAACAGTTTCACCACGCAGTTGCCGAGCGCAACGTCGGACGCATCCTTGGTGATGCCGACCAGCCGGAACGAGCCGTAGAACTTCGGCGAGGTGAACCCCGATCCACCGCCATAGCCGGGCGTCCCCTGCCACAGCCCGCGCGGGTTGAACCGGCGCTGCATGACCCTCAGCGGTATGCGCCCACGCGGATATTGGGCGGTGCCGCCTGGCATTACAGCAAGCCCCCCATGCCCCAGATCGCCATATCGGTACCGTCGAGCGTGATCTGACTGATTTGGCTGGTGGTTGCCCACAATCCAGCGCCCACAATGATGTCAGGTGCGGTTGCGGCAGCCTCGGACAAATCAGAGCCGGTCCATGTAATGCCGTGGGCGCGGCCGTTGACGTTGCCGATTTTGAAGGCAAGTAGGGCTCTAGCCGCCACCGTCGCCGTCTGCGAAACCTTGATGCCGGCCGCAGCACCAGCCACACCAGTCGTTGCCGCGGCAAAGTTGTTGCTGACCCGATAGGCATAGGCAGTCGTTCCTGTGTCTCCGTTGAACTGCAACTGAGCAATCGCCGCGCCGCCGTAGCCGGCGATCCTGACCAGCACCAGCAGCCAGTTTTCCGGGTCGAACTTCGGCAGCACCAGCGTGTTGGCCGAGCCGGCAAGCGTGCCGTAGGCGAGCGGCGTGAGTTTGGAATATCCTGGCATCAGTTCAAGCTCGCGAACTTGTATTGATGCAGTAGGATCGAGTTAGCGGCGTTGGCGACAGACCAAGTGGCGAACAGGTCGATGGTCTGCGCAGCCGTCGAGTCAAAGCCGGTGCCGACTGCCGGCGCCGACTGCGGCATCATGATCGACTTGGCTTCGCCGGCAACCGTGGTCGCGCCGGCCGCTTCCGAGGAAAACGTTCCCTGGTGCATCAGGTTCGACGTGGTGCCCGATCCGATGGCACGGCAGGTCAGTATCCAGTCGAGCCACCATGAAACGTTGGTCTTGGCCGTGGTCGACAGCACCATGGCGCCGCCGTTGGCGGCAATCACCGCACCGAGCCTGATATCAAGGGTGAGCGTGCCGGGCGTCGTCACGACCGTCGAGATGCGGCCGGCGGCAAACACCCGGATCATACGGCCGACATAGAAGAAGTTGGCGGGCAGCGTGATCTTGGCTTGGCTGGCGCCGGTGCCAGTGCCACCAATGATCGATGTCGGCGTGGTCGTATTGGTGACCGCCGCGCCGTCGACGTTGGTATTGATCAGCGTCTCTTGCCAGGTCTGCAATGACATTGGTTAGTCCTTAAGCCGCGTGCACGATGGTGCCGGAATTCAGATTGTACGGGTTGCCCGAGGTAATCGAGGTCGAGCTGATAATGATGTCGGTGCCGCTGGTTCCCACCGTCAGGTTGTTGACCACGACCGCGCCGCCACTTTCCTTGATGCGCGCCACCGCCGCCGTGCCGGTGTTGCCGGCGTTGGCCGTTTTCGGCACGCCGGCAAGGGTCAGCGTATCGGTCGCGACCGTCGAGGCCGGATCGGACAGCGTGAACGTCACCAGCACCGCCGCGAACGCCGCCGTGCAGATCTCCAGCGTCGCCGCGCCTGCACCGCTGTCGATATCGTCGCGCACCGCCTGCATGCGGGTGGTTTTGAGCGATGTGCGGTAGTTGACGGCCATCAGCCCCGGCCTTTCGGCTTGCCGGTCTCAACACCCACCGGCTTGCCGCTCGCATCCATGACGATCCGCTTCGGCGCCGTCATCGCATCAATCAGCCCCTGCACCATCGCGCTGGCGTCTACCCCCTTGGCCTCGGCCGGCTCGTTCTCGCCCTTATCCTCAGCAGCGCTTTCCTTTTCCGATCGCGCCACTTCCATGTTGTGCCGCAGCGCCTCGATCTCGCTCGATTGCCGGGCGTGGCCGATGGCGTCCTGCGTCTTGGTCAGATCAGCCCGCGCCTTGTGCACGGCGAGCGCCTTCAATTCGACTTCCATCTCGGCAATCGCTCGCTCCGCTTCGGTCGGTGGCGGCGGCAGCGCCGGCCCTTCATCCTGCGGGTGCATGATCTCGGTCATCGTCTTCTGCGCGTCGGCTATCGCCTTTCGCGCCTGCGCCTGCTTCAGACCGACGTCGGCGGCGATCACCGGATCGTCTAGCGGGTTCGGCGGCGGTGGCGGCGGGCCGTCGGGGTCGTGCAGCGCCTGCGGCGGCAGCATCGATTTGAGCCGCTTGGCCGCTTCCTCGCCCTCGGGGATGTCCATGTTGCGGATGGCGATGTCGGCTAGCACGATCGCCTGCTCCGGCGGCAGCTTGCCCATCAGCTCGATCATCGCATCGGCCGCCTCGAGGCGCTTGGTGGCGTAGTTCGGGCCGACGGTCACGCGGATATCGTAGCGCCCCACCGACAGGTCATTGAGCAGCACCGGCCGGCCGTCCTGGCCCATTACCTCGTGATTGATCGGCACGAATTGCTCGTCGCCGCTCTCACTCATCAGGCGGGCGACGCGTTGGTTGTCGTAAATCTTCGGAATCAGGTCGATCATGATCCGGCCGCACTGCTCGAGCGAGCGCACCAGGTTATCCTGGTAGTGGAAGTTCGCGGTGTCGCCCTGCTCATCGCGCCGCTTGATCGCGATGCCCGACGTTTCGTTGCTCTTGGCGCCGAGCGACGCATCGTAAATGCCGGTCGTCGCCTTGATGTCGTCGGTTGCAACCTGCGCCTCTTGCCACAGCGCCTGCGGTGGTTCGGGCGCTGCGATCCGCTCCGGCTTGTTGCCCGGCGCCTTCTCATCCGGCTCATAGCGCAGATAGGGTCGGTTCTTGGAATTCAGCGTGTCCCAATCGCCCTTGTGCTTGCCGATCATCTTATCGGTGACGAGGTAGGGCGACTTCGGCGACAGCGCGATGTGCTCCGCCGCCGCCGAACGGTAGAAATTATAAAGCTGCTGCGGGTCGCGTGCGTGGCGCACCAGGCCGTGCCGGATAATCGAGCGCTCCAGCGGCACTTCATCGCCGACCACTGCCACGATCGGGATGTACTTGCCCGGCCACCGGCGCGGGCCGTCGAGCACTTCCTGGCCGGTCACTAGCGACTGCTCAATACAATACCCCTTGGCCTGCCGGCGCTGGACGATCGGACCAGCCTGCATCTGCAACATGGCAAGCTGCTGCATGCCCATGTCGGTGGTATCGACCACCTCGCCCGACTGGAAGCCCGATAGGGTGCGCATGGTCGGCACCTTGCACCAGTATTCGGCGACCAGGATGTAATCGTTGGTTGCCCAGAACAAGCCGCTGGCGAGCTGCCCGGTGACCGGCGCCGAGACTGACGACTCCATCGCCTGCGGGTATTTGGAGCGGAATGTTTCACGTGGAAGCTGGTCGACCACGATGCACCACATCGCGTCCGAGCGATCGGGCTCAACAGCCGCCGGGTCCCAATAGACTGACAGCGGGTAGGGGATTTGCTTAAGTGCGATTTCCTGGTCGAAAGTGTTGTCGTCGACGTAGCGCGTGATTACCCGCCAGTTGCCGATGCCGCAGGCGGTTGCGTGATAGGCCGACTGCGCATAGACGTGCTTGGCGCTCGAGCGGTACTGGATGTCGTTGATCAGTCCGTCGTAGATTTTGGCGATGATCGGATCGTTCTTGCCGTCAACCGGCGTTACCTTGAGCACCGGCGCGTTGCGGCGGATGTCGTTGGTTACCTGGTGCAGGAACTGCGGCAGCTTGTTGACCGTCAGCATCGGCCGGTTGACGCGCGCCTGGCGGGCGAACTCCGGCCACTGGTCGCCGGCCAGGAATTTCAAATCCTGCACCGCGTCCTCGCGATTGGTGCGGTCGTGGCTGTAGGCCTGCGTCAGCCGATCGGCGCACTCGCGCACCACGTCGCGCGCCTGGGCCGGGTCGGGCCGCGCCTCCATCGCCTCCGGTGGCGCGTGCTCATGCATGGCGCCGCCGCCCGTGGCCATGGGCCCAGACTGTTGTGCGCCGTAGGGGTCGATCATCCGGCCTTGGTGGTCCTCGGGATGGTAAACGTGATTTCGACGCGCACCTTGGTCTCATCGGTATCGATGTCGTAGTCCTGCATCAGCCGGGCGATGCGCACGTCGCGAAGCTCCGGCTTGGCGGTCTTGACCGCCGTCTCGATCTCGTTGCCGATGTCGCGCTTGTTCAGCCGGCCATCCATGCTCCCGCCTCCTGGCTCATCGGCCGCTCGCGCTCAACGTAGTCATCCGCCGCGACGATCTCGACAGCATGGGTCAGCGCCGCCGCGTCGCCCAAATCAGGCGAGAAAGTAAGACGCTCTTTGACGTGTTCCTTCGGCTCAAGAATAAGCTGGCCCGAGGAGTTGAACCGGGTTGCACCTGGCCCACGAATGATGCTGCACAGGTCCCCCTGCAATTCATCCGAGTCCGGCACCTGTACGCCGGCCGGATCGTCGAGCCATTGCCGCAGGTTGTCCCACATCTCGGCCCGCCGATTGGCAAAGCTCTGCGTATTGTAGGCACGGGCACCGAAATTCACCCCCTCGATCACATCGCCCATCAGCTCCCTCAGGCGGTCGTAAAGCCCAGCACCGAGCCCGGTGGTATCGATCACGATCTTGGTCGGGCTCAGCGTCCGCGCGATCCGCTGAATCTCACCGGCCGTCGCCATCAGATCGTGACTGTCGATGCGCTTGCAGATGTTGCCACCAAGGCGACGCCCCTGCCGGTCGACGATGCCGGTCTTGTCACCACCGCCGCGCGCCGGATCAACACCGAGAATGATCGGGCCATAGCCCACGACACTGCTCTTGCGCGCCTTGAGTACGACTTCGGGTGAGATAAACGCATCGGCGCCCGAGGTCTGGAATGCCTCATCCGCATTGGCCGGGTACTCTTGTTTGAACTGCCAGCACGGCGCGTCGGGCGTCCCGCCGGCAATGACGGCCAAACCCCGGTTCTTGAGCCATGCCCAATAGGTCTGCTCACGGCGCAGCTTGTAGGCGTCTTCGTAGGTGAGCCAGGCTTCCGGCGGGTTCCAATCACCGGGCGCTGGCGCTTCATATTCCTCGTGCCAGTACCACGGGATGAAAATCGCCTCGTACTCGCTATCGCCGCGCTGGGCCGCCCTCCACTCGGAGTGAAACACGTTGCCGATGCCGTTGGCGGTCGACTCGAAAATGACCTCGGTACCGGGCATGTCGGCGATTGCCTGCCGGATGCCGGCCGCGTGGCTGACCGCATTGGGCCAGAACGCCACTTCGGAGCCGTGGAACAACTGGATCGTCTGCGACCGGCCGACTTCCGTGCTGCCCGCCGTGGCCACCTTGTAGCCGCTGTCGAGCACACTGAATGACAGCTCTTTGGCGTTGGCGCGGCCGGTCTGCGGCTTGACCAGCACCGGGCAGTTGTCGTGAAAGCGCTTGGCCATGTCGAACAGGTTCTGGCTAGCGTCGTCGAGATGCGCGAGAATGAATGCCCGCAGCCCGAATGCATGCGACGTGCGCCAGTAGAGCCGGCCCGAGATGTAGGTCGAGATGCCCACCTGCCGGCCCTTGAGCACCAGTGCGCGAATACGGCCTTTGCTCTTGAGTTGGGCTTGCAGTCGCTCGTGCAGGTAGCGCTGCGAGGCATTGAGCCGGAACGGGTGGACATCGCCCTTTTTCGTGCGAATGAACAGGCAACCGCGTGCGTAGGCTTCGAAGTCGGTCATCAGCCGCTTGCGCAGCTCAAGCTCTAGCTCAGTGGGTCGTGTCATGGTCGCTGGTGGCGGTCACGACGGAGTACAATGCGCGCACGCTGTCTTCATGCTCAGTGATGGCGACCTTCGCCTCGACCGCAGCTAAGCGCGGATGGACATAGGGCGCAGCGTCGACAGCCGCCTTGTAGCGCTGTTCCGGCGGCGCGTTCTCATCACGCAGAATACTCATGATATAGTCGAGCGGGTTGAGGCCTGCAGCCAACGCGCGCTCGGCAGCTTCGAGACGACGCCTGGTCGGAGCACTGACTTGCCCCTTCTTGCGGCCCGAGCCCGGTCTTGGTCCACCGTGTCCCATGCAACTTGGTTATTTTGCTTCCAAATCCGAGTGAACTTGATTCATTTGATTTATCGCAACAGGGCGCACAGGATGCCGATATACGCCACCAGGTCAGGCTTGATGCGCAGCCCCCCGAGGCCAAACGTCACCAGGACGACAGCGATGAGGCAGGCGAAGGCAGCGATCTCCAGCACGAGGCTGCGTGTGGCGCGGTCGATCATGCGGCGACTGGGCTCCCATGGAGTGCGGCCTTGACCCGTTCCCATCGATCATCAACGTCTTTCATGATGATGGTTTCGTGGGTTGAACGGGCGGGCTGGGCAACAGGCTGGATGGTCGGGACGCTGGCGGTTGCCGGCGTGCTGCGGGCGGCGGGGCGAGCGACCTGGGCCGGCGCGGCGCCGAAGAATGCAATATAGAATGCAGTGGTCGGCAAGAACGTGGCGCCGAGCGCGATCGCGAACCCAATCACCCAATCGGCGACCGTCATCGTGACCTGGTCGGGATTGAGCGCATCCTTGGCCGAGCCGTCACCGAAGGCGAGCAGGTAGCCCTTCGACACAAAGTCCACTTGTGCTTTTACCGTCGAATGACCGATCTTGGTGGCCGGCGCCGCCTCCACCTTGCGATCGAGAATGCGTTGGGTTGCCTCAATGCGCTTGGCGAGGTCGTCGGTGCGCTCAAGCGTGGCAATCCGCTCCTCAAGCGAGCCTTTCTGCTTCATCAGCTCAAGGCACTTGGTCTTGCAGCCCTTGCGCGCGGCTTCGAGGTCGATCGCTTTCTGAGCGCTTTCGAGCTGGGCACGCAGGCCGGTGGCGGTGACGGTGGCAGCCCAAGCGTTCTGGCTCTTGAGATCCGCGAGTTGCTTGCGCCACATGTCGAGGTTGGATTTCTCCGAGATCATGTTCTCCTGGACGGCATTGTAAGCGACCGTCTGAGCACCGCTCTCGACCATCTGCTTATCGCGCATGCCGATGGTGTAGCCGAGGTCGGCGAACAATTCCAAGCCGATCAGGAAGCAGCCGACGACCGCCAGCGCGCCCTGGCCGAACCGGCCGACGCCCATTTCAGTGATCATCCGCTTTGCGGGGAACAGGAACGCAGCGGCGAGCGTCACAGTCACCAGGCCGACGCCGTGGATAAAGCTGAACGAGTTCCCGAATTTCCAGGTCATCACGCACGACACAAGCAGCGCAACGCAGCCGATGCCGAGAAAGATTTTCTTGATCGTGTGGAAGTCAGCAGCGGGGATGGTCATTCGGGTGTCTCCCGTGGGGGTATCGGGGACGCGGTACAGGTCAGAACGGCAGACGCGCGAATACGCCGATGGCGTGAACCACGTCCTTGTCGGCCTTGAAATCGCGGTCGAATTGAGCCGTGTACTCGACACCGAGCCGCAGCGAGCCGAGCACCGGAGCCTCGGCGCCGACGCCCAGGATAGGGCCACGGAAATCGTCACCACGCAGGGACATGGAATAGCCGGCGAGGCCGTAAAGCAGGGTCGAGGGCTGGACGAGGTAACCGGCGCGAACGGCGATCGTAAGCGGCTGATCAAAGGTCAGAACGGCCGCATCGCTGTTGCCCTCGGCGGAAAATCCGTAGCGGGCGAACAGCGAGCCGACGAAGGGGTTGCCCAGCGCGTGATAGTTGTAGCCGATACCACCGAGCCCGATCAGCCGCTTATCGCCGCCAGTGACAAACTGGCCGGCGGCGCCTCCCTCTAGATAGAAGCCAGACCACTGGTCGGGGATCGGCGCGGGGGCAACGGCGGCAACCGCAGCTGGCTTGCCGAGATCGGCAGCGATGGCGGGCAGTGCGACGGTGGCCAGCGCCACGGCGAATAGCACCTTGAGCTTGGATAGCATGGGGTGTTCCTTGGTTCAGGCCGCTTATCTGCGGGGTTGAGCATAAGAGGGCACCAACAAGCGGCCGACAGCGGAGAGTACGGCGGGCGCCTTGGGCGTGCCGATCGGGTCAAATGCCTGCTTGCTGGTGTTGGTTTGGGCGCTTTTCCGGCTTTGGAGCCTGCATGAGGCTCTAGGCCGGCGTCGGTGGCTATGCCGTGTTGGCCGCCAGCGAGACAACGCCCCGTGATTCGTAGCTAGTCCGTTGGTATCATTGCGATTCACCAATGACCAGCACATTTTTGCCACAGTCCCCGATTTTTAACCAGGGTCGAGGTATTCGACGGGGATGGTGATCGTCTGCTCCGAGCCCAGCAGCGGCAGCCTGATCTGAGCCCGACCGTTGCGGATCGACAGCAGCGGCGCCGTGTGCCCCTTGAACGGGCCGTGCCCAACCTCGACGCGCTCGCCCACTTTCAACGCCTTGTGGATTTCGATCGTGGTCGACTGTTCGCCCATCGCATGCAGCTGATCGATGGCGCTCGGATGCAGCCGGGCGGGTTCACCGTCGATATCGAGCGGCGCGATCACCTCGTCGATACCCTTGATGTCGGACCATTGCGGCGCACCGTCGATACCGACCATGACGTAACCCGGCGTGAGGGGATAGCGAAACGGGACGCGCTGGCGGTTGCGCCCGCAGCGGCGGTATTTCTTTTCGGACGGGACGAACGCCTCGTGCTTGCTGCGGCGCAACTCGCCGATGGCACGAAATTCCTTCTGCGGCTTGACGCGCAGCACGTACCACTTGGTCATGGATGGGTGTCCTGTCTATGAGATACGCAGGCACACGGATTAAACTCAAGATCCATACGCTATCGTTGGCGGACCGCTGTGTTTCCAGTCCCAAATATACCAGGCATGATTGAAGCTCGGGGACGCCTTGGGCTTGCCGTCATCCTCGACGAACCACGCAATGCGCTTCATCAGAACAAGCTTCTTTGCAAAGGCGGGGCAGTCGCGGAATAGGTGGCTGCGACTTTTCGCGTGATAGAAGTCGGTGCGCAGCAGCATGGCGACCATGCCATTGACCGGCTCCATCAACCGCAGCGCGTGCTCGCAGAATTCCGTCGCTAGATCATACGGCGGATTGGTGACGATCCCAATGCGGCAGCCGCCATCAACGCGCGATCCAGGCATCAACGACAGGAAATCTTGACGGCAAGCTGGCTCGCAAAGCGGCTCGATGTCGCCCATAATCACCATACCAACGCGGGACAAAACACGGGCCATCTGACCGCTGCCGCACGCTGGCTCCAATATCTGGTCAAGCAGAGGAAGATGCGGCAACAGCGCCTCAGTCACCCACCCCGGCGTCTCATATAGGCCGCGCTCTTTGCGTTCGTAGCCGCTATCGCGCTGGCTCATTGCGTCCCCGCCATCTGCTTTTGCCTCAGCGCGATCGCCGTTTCGAGCAGCCGGCGCTGGCCGCACCAGGCGTACACGATCGGCACCCCGTCATCATCGGATGGATGCAGGCCCTCGGTCAGCCGGATCGCGTGCTCTGCGCATTCGAGCGGCGTGGCTGGTGTCTGCACCACGGCGCCGGAGAGTAGGACGTACAGGATCACGTATTCCATCAGCCCAACACCTTTCCCAACAAGCCTAGATTCTTCTTGATGCTGGCGATGTCGTTGTCGAGCCAGCTCATGCGCTGCTTGGCCTCGATCTGCTTGCGACGGCGAGCGAACATCAAGCGCTTGGGCGCCGCCGCGATCGAGCGCAGCGCATCGTAGTGAACGGCGACATGCGAAACATCATCGTCAGCCTTGAATTCATCGGCCTCGCGCTCAATCCTCTCCTTATCTTCAGTGATTTCCCTGATGCGGCGGAGCCAGAATGAAGGGTCGGGCTGACCAGCCTCGGATGTGGTCGCAAGTCCGATTGACGATGGCGCTGGTCCTGACGGCATGTTGTGTGCACTCTCTATCAGCCCTTGCGCGAGCTTTGGTGCTGCGATCGGAACGGCCGCCATAGCGCCGAGGAAATTGCGACGTGAGGTCATATCCGCTTTCCCCTGACGATGCGGCGCTTGGTCCCGCGCTTGAGCTTGTCCGATACTGACGCATACGCCTTTTGCACGACGAGCTTGCCGGCCTTGGTGACCTTGACGCCGTTGACCTTGATGCCCTTGAGCTTCACCGCACCCGCCCCCAGCGCTCAAACAGCCGATAGAGCCGGCGGCTGAAGCTGTAGGGGTTTGCCCAGCGGATACCTTCGCGGGTTATCGGTCGCCCGTGATTTACAAACTTTGTCATCCGTATACCTCCATCATCCAGTCTGCTTCTAGGTCTGCGTCGGTCCAGTCGGTCATGCTGACGCCCGCTCGCGAATCACGTCCTCCAGGTCGATCTGCCGCTTGTCGGTATCGGCCCACACCATCACCGCATGCTTGAGCCGAAGCATCATCGCGCCGGTAGCGCGATAGCCGCCCGAGCGCGTGAGCGGGATCGTGGTAATTCCGCCGCCGATCAACAGGTCGATCGACCGTGGCCCGATCTTGCAGCGCGACATTGGAAAGCCCTCTTTGTCCAGATAATCCAGCACGAGCTTTTTCATTTCTGCGACCGATGTTTGATCCATGCTACCCCCCTCCTGCCATTGCCTTGCTGCGATCGGTGAGGCTCGCCGGTATCGGTATGCGAAGCAGGCGAGCACCTTCTTTCGGCCAGTTGGCCGTCGTAAAAATCACGCCTGCCGCTTCGGCTCGTGCGATATCGACCGGCGTCATCGTGGCGAGCCATGCTGCCCACTTGCCGCCGTCGGATGCCTCAAGGCGAAGCTCAGGTTGTGCCGGTTGTCCACTTCCCTTCAAATCAAAATTATCGCTTGTTTGGTCGCGCTCGCGACCTGGTGGTTCTATTTGGTGGTTAATGAAGGATTGGGGTCCGTGGGCTGACCCCTTAGCACTCGTGGACTGACCCCTTAGGCCGTCAGACTGACCCCTTAGTGGGCCTAAGGGGTCAGATTCCGACCCCTTATTTTCCACAGGCAATTCACCGTCAATTTCGAGGTCTGTGCTGCAACCATCGATTGTGCACGATCCGTCGACTAGCGCTCGCAAAAGCGGCAGGTTCAGCGCCCATTCGTTTGTGCTTTTCGGCCCCTTACCGCCCTCGCGGACAAGGTGCAGCAGGCCGCATGCCCGGAACACCTTGAGCGTGGTCTTGACCGTCGTCTCAGAACACCGCGCCTTGGTGGCCAGCGTTTCATTCGCCGGAAAAATCGATGTGCCGTGATCGTTGGCATAATCGGCGAGCTTCAGCGCGATCAGCATTTGCGTGCTGGTCGGAAAGGGGACATCCCACACCAAAGTCATCACCCGAATACTCATGCGGCCACCCTGTACCTTGCTTGAGGATGCAGCAGGTGGCACTCATCGCCGGCCCTGTTGAGGCACTGACGAAAGCCTGCTGCGATGTACTCGGACAGAAACTCGGGACGGTAGCTCTCGACGACCGGGGGCGCGTCGGCGGAGTAGTGAACAACCAAGAGTCGGGGCTTGCGAATTTTGCCCGTGTGTGTCAGATTTGTCATGGTCCAGACCCTCCAGAGGTCTCGGGCTTGTACGGTGCGGTGCTCCCTCTCCGCACCTTGTTGCGTCCGCCGGAAAGCTGCTTCAACAGCTCGCCGATGAGTATTCCAAACCCCGCTACGGTTTACGCCGCAGCGGGGTTTTACTTTGAGCGGTCGCGCGCCTTTCCCCTCAACTATGAGGCGTTTCCGCCTGGGCGTGTGTGGGGCATGCCATCGGCCGAGGCCGACGAGGCGCACTTGGTATGCTGCCGCTCCGCTCGAAGCGACCCGGAGACACACGCCACGCAAGGGAACTGATTGGAATTAGGCGGCTACGCTAGACTGATTCGCCCTTTTTCGGGCGCGACCGTTTCCCACCGCACTCATGTAGCGGCGGATTTTATCGACCCGCCCCGTAGTGCAGTCAAACCCGGCCCGCAGCCGCCGCACGATGTGTGGGTCGCCGCAGGACGCCTTGCCAAACGCCGTCGGGTTCATACCCGACAGCTTCAGGAATGCTTCGATTTCAGTGAGTAGCTGCTTGCGAATTGTCATGCCGGATACACTAATGATATTTTAGTCGCGCGTCAAGATCGGCCACGGTTATCCACAAAAGTGATAAATTTTTCATTTTACCCCTTGACCAATGACAAATTCGTCATTTATGGTGCGTCTCATCACCTCGGCGGCACGGGCAAGCGTGATGCCCGCACCATCGGGAGGCCCCCTCAGCTTCTAGGCCGCCGGGGTGATGCAAAACAGGGAGGATTGTTGATGACCATTTCAGCCACCGTCGCCGAGCGCAAAGCATTGAGCGTTGAGCTTGGTGACGCACTCGCCACCATCGAATCGCAGGCCTTCGAGGTGCTGTCGGAGGGCGAGATCGGGACCACGGAAGAATATCTCAATTGCGACCGCTACGACATGGAAGTGACGCTTCTGTCCGCCGCCAGGGCGTTTTCGGCGATCCTTGCCACGCACCGTGCCGAGCGCACGCGGCTCGCATCCGATCATGACGAGATCGAGCACGAGCAAGCGACGATCGAGCGCATGAACGCAGGACTGGGTTACGGTCATCTGCAGCGGGAGATGGTGTGATGACGGACCCGCACGACGCCCTGCTCGCCGATATGCTCAAACGCGATCTTCGCGACACCATAAAGCGATCCGGCTTGCTGATTGGCCAGATCCTCGAAGCCCTGCCGACCGCTCTGGAAAATCCGGACAAATCGATCGCCGAAAAGCTCGGCACGAACTACGCCCATCAGCTGATGGTGCGTGAGAAGGCCGAGCTGGCACTGATGCAACTGCGCCGTGACACCAAGGAACAGGACGCCGAACAGGACACCCGGGAGAGCTGAGAAGCCAACGGGTCCAGGGGCGGCTGCGAGCGGCGATCGGGGGATCGCGATGCGGGACCGCAGCCGCCCCGCATATTCGAAAGGGATTGCACATGCCGACCAAGCAGGATCTGGAGCGGGCGAACCGCGTACGCGTCGAGGACTGCAAGCCGCAACTGACGATGGCGCAAGCCATGAACGCTTGCATGCACTGGTCGCCGGAAGAGGCGAGCTTGCACACGTTTCTGGTGCGCTACCACAGCGTCAACACCTATCGGCCATCGGGCCGGACACTCAAACGGTCGGAGATTGAGAGATGACGGACGAATTCCAATTCTGGCGCGACAGCTTGGCTGGCAAGAAGCCGCCGATCAGCGCCGACCATCCGCAATCAGGGTACTACCGCAAGCGCAACGGCAAGGGCTGGGCGTGGCTGCCGGTGGCGATCTGGACGCACAAGGAAACCGGCCGCCAAGTGGCACGCGTGGCTGACGACATGGTGGCGCCGCTCGACGTATGGACGTGGGTCGCAGGCAATCCGGTGGCTAAGGAAGCTGCCGTGCAGGCATTCAAAACCGGCGCATGGCCGGGCGATGCGCCCTCGGTCGCGAGCCAGGAGATCGGCGCCAACAACCCGCCGAGCGAGATTACGGATCTGATCCCGCTTGAAGTGGCCGCCGCCGACGAGTTTCTGGCAAAGGTAGGCCGGATCACCACCCAGGTCGACAGCGACATTGCCTCAAACAAGGTCGATAATCTGCGCAAGCTGCGCAAGGCCGCCGATCTTGCGCACAAGACCGAGAAAGAACCGCACCTTGCCGCCGGCCGCGCCGTTGATGACAAGTACCGCGTGCGCGAGGATGCCGACAACGCAGTGCGGCTTCTGCTGGCAGCTATCACGGTATTTCATAACGCGGAAAAGGCGCGGCTGCAAAAGATCGCCGACGAGAAGGCCGCCAAGGAACGCGCCGAATGGGAAAAGCAGAAGGCGCTGCACGAAGCCGCTGCCGCTAAGTCTGAGTTTGAAAGCGAGGCCGCAGCGATCTTGGCCGACGCACAGCCGCCACCGAAGCCGCCCGAACCGGTCAAGGTCAAGAGCGGCGGCGCGCAAGGCAAAGCAGTCTCACTGCGCACCTACAAGGTTGCAACCATCACCGACTACGACAAGGCGTTGGTGGCGCTGAAAGACCATCCCGAATTGCGTGAGCTGGTGCAGAAGCTCGCCGATCGCGCCTGCAAGGCCGGCGTGCCATTGGATGGCGTCAAATATTCTGAAGAACAGAGGGCAGCATGAGCACCGTCGCCACACTTCGCAGCGGCAGCAAGCCCATGGGCATCGTGCCGCAGAGCTTCGAGGATGTTCAGCGCCTAGCCACCATGGCTGTAGCGAGCGGCCTATGGAAGGGTGACCGCAAAGACACCGACCAGCAAAAGCATGCCAAGGCCACCATGGCGATCATGCAAGGCTTGGAATGCGGTGTGCCGCCAATGCAAGCGGTGCAAAGCATTGCGGTCATCAACGGCCGCTGCGTGATGTACGGCGATCTGTTGACGGCGCTGCTATGGGCGAACGGCTTTGATGTCGAGCAGACCATAGCCGGTGACGGGGATCGGCGCACAGCAACGTGCACGATCACGCGCCCGAACGGCAAGAAGATCGTCCGCACATTCTCGCGGGCAGATGCCAAGAAAGCGCGGCTGTTCGACGATCGCCCGACCGTCAAGAAACAGTGGGATGGCAAGTGGGAAGAAAAGCCGAATGACAGCCCTTGGTTCAAGTACGAGGATCGCATGCTCGGCTGGCGTGCGCTCGGCAACGCTATGAAGGACGGCGCATCGGACGTGACGCACGGGCTCATGCTGCGAGAGGAAGTCGAGGACT